CCCTGCTAAGGGAGTAGGCCGTCAAAAGCGGCGCGAGGGTTCAAATCCCTCCTTCCGCGCCAAATCCCCGGAAATCCTTGTAAATCAAGGGTTTCCGGGGATTTTTTATCGCCCTATACGGGCTACTTGTAGGGTGAAGCGTTGCGCAAAATTGTGCCAAGTTGTAGTAAATTGCTCTGCGTGGGCTACATCATGGGCTACAAATTTTACCCAGCAATCAGCCGTTACGATACATGCTTTGGCAACTCTTTACATCCTTGGCCTTGTCGATTTGCTTCTCGTGCAGATAATCATAGATAGCCTGCATGGCCACAGGCGGTTCGCCCTTCGTCTTGCGATACTGCTCGATCTGGCGAACAACTTCTCCGTGCAGCAAATCCATGTGTCGCATTTCTTCCGTGGACAAATCGTAAAACAGTTTCGCAAGCGTGGGGTCGGGTTCCTTGTACTTGAGGGCGCACTTTGCATATACTTCTGCATCGTGGATTTCGCTATCGATAAAATTTTCTAATTTTTCAATAACTTTCATCCCGCACCTCCGTCAGATGCGCTGTACCCGAAGGGCAACATTGCTGACGGTGGATGCAGCGCCGGTCAACACCAAAGACAGGGCAGAGCCGGACGCACAACACGCTTGCCGGACAAGAGCGGGGAATGCCAGCGCAACAGGTGCGCCAGCCGCAGCGTTTGCGGAAGCTGTTGCGCCGGGGACAACAACGCCGTCCTTGATAAGCGTTGCGGTAACCGTCCCAGCAGCCGTGGGGGCAACGGTAACGGACACATCAACATCATAATAGCCCTTGCCAATGATGTTGACGGCATTCCCGTTCAGGGAAATATCGCAGCCGTAGCGGCGGATAAGACTGCCCAGGGGGATGACGCCGTTTACGGCAACCTCCGTGGGGGTCTGCATAGCAGTGTAAATCGCAGATTTGCAAGACATTATAAAATCTCCTTTCAAAATAAAGAGGGCGGGACACCAGCCCCGCCCATAACCCGGCCAAGAGGGGCCTTTCGCTTTTGTCAGATGTTTGCGCCGCAGCAGCTATTGCAGCCGCAGAAGGGGGAATTGCCGGCATTGTAGGTGTAGCCGTTGGGATAGCGAACCACGCCATACATCCGATTGTCCATCTCAAGGCTGGCAATGCGGGCGGACTGCTCCGCAATGCGCTGCTCAAGCTGGGACTTCTCCAGAGCCGCAAACTTGGCTTCGATGTTGGCGTTTACGCCGTCAATCGACCGCTGGGTTTCGCAGCAGCACTGCGCCATCTGGCTCTGGATGCTGTTGCCGGTCTGCATGATGGCCATGTTGGTGCCGTTCTGCGCCAGAGCCATCTCCTTGCCGAGCTGGCCAATGTTGCCCTGCATCTCGTAGCCAAGATTGCAGATGCCGTTTCCGATGTTGGTCAGGCGGTCGTTGATCTGTCCAAACTGCTGGCCAAACAGAATCTCCTGCTGGCTGGCGGCGGTGGCATACTCCCCGAACTCACCCTGACGATTCCAGCCATTTCCGCCAAAGCCGAACATGAACAGGAACAGAACCACGATAAGGAACCAGCCAGAACCCCAGCCGTTCTCGTCATTCGCTCCCCGTGTCACAGCGGCGATATCGCTAAGGGACATACCGTTCTCCATGTGGGAAACTCCTTTCATAATTTTTTATAAATAAACCGTGTCGACCCGGCCTATTTCAGGAATTGCACAAAGTCCTTTGCTTGTTTCTGCAAATCAGCAAACTGCTCTTTGCTCATTTGCCCGGAAGTTAGTAACCGCTCGATTTCCTGCTGTGCCTTTTGCGGGGTCATGTTCGCTGCAAATTTTCGGAACTCTGCCACCATCGCAAGGGGATTATTCGGCTTTCGGCTTCCGCTTCCCATCAGCATTTGCATCATTGGATTTGCCATTGATCGTGTCCTCCAATCTCTTTACGCGCTCTTCCAGACTACTTACATCCACAGGAGGTGCGGCCTGATACGGAGAAACTGTGTAAGGCGTTACCGTTGCATACCCAGCTCCGTCTGTCTGCTTCATCCACACAATGGGGTCGTTCTCATCCATCAGCAGAATAGAGCTGTTGGGGGCCATTCTGAACGCATCTGCGCCGTTTCTCCCATTTACCCTTGTAATTTGACACCCGAACGCTTGCGGCGCTCCTGCGGCGTTCTGCGGGGCATAATTGCCGTATTGCCCGTTATACCCCATCGGCTGATACGGATTCTGGTAGTAAGGATTAAATGCCATCAACATACCGTCCTTTCTTCACGGAACAGTTCGGCAAAATATACATATATCCGCAATTCTTCCTGGTCGGGGAATAGTTTCAGGATATCCGCCGCCATTTGCTCCGTGTAACCGCAGGCGATAAGCCGGTCATACATTTTGCCACCTTCTTTCTGCCTTTATGATACAAAAAAACAGGCACCTGAAAGTGCCTAAAAAGTGTCAGAAAAGTGCAAAAAGCCCCCTGCCAATTAAGGCAGGGGGTTAAATAGCTCCTGTGCAATTTTGTGGTATGCTCTACACCTATACCGCTTGACAGTATCTACGGACATATTACGCTCTATAGATACCTGCACACAGCTTTTCCGGCGCACGTCGCAATCTATGACGATCATTTCCTCGGTCTCTGGGAGTAAAATCGATTCCACGAGGGCAATAGCGCGCTTTGGCGGCAAATTTGATAAAAAATTTCTTACGGCCTTGTGGTTGCTGTTCATCGGCAAAACAATAGCCGTGGAGGTGCGGATGTTTATGCACGGGCGTGAGGCCGGCGTAGCGGTGTCCTCTGCGCCCTCCAGTGGATTATTTTACCCCTTATTTCAGCAGGAAATTCCAGCTGGCGGCACCGAGGATGCCATCCACGCCGAGGTCGTGGTCAGCCTGCATCCGGCGCAGACCAGCCTCCATCTTGGGGCCGAACAGCTTGTCGCCGCTCCAGATCTCATCCGGGTAATAGCCCTTGTCCTTCATCAGCAGCATGGCGGCCCGGACATCGTTGCCCTCCATGCCACGGCGCAGCATACGCAGTTCCATGTTGATCGTCTCCTCCTTCGTCGTCGGTGCGGGTGCGGGCTTGGGCTGCTCGTTCAGCAGCGCCTTGACGCTGGCCTTGAACGCCTCCCACTCCGCATTGTTCTTCCCTGCCATCTGCCGGGGGCAGGACTTCCCGGTCACGTCGTAGTGTCTCAGGACGTAGGTGTCCACGCCGGAGATGCCCAGCAGCTTGCACAGCTCCGCCGTCAGTGCCGCAGCGTTGGCCTTGGTGCGCTCGGAAACATGGTAGTGCCCGGAGCAGCACATCTCGATGGAGATACTGTTGGTGTTGCGGCAGAGGGGATGTACCGGAGCGGGAGAGCCTACCGCCCACGCCCGGTCACAGGCCGGTACGGACTGGTAGATGCTGTCCTCATCCACGAAGTAGTGTGCGCTGGCCTCCCGGTCGCCGCCCGCGAAATACTTGCAGTTTGCCTCGGCGGTGTCGCTGACGTTGCCCGTGTAGTGCAGCACCACAAAGGCCACGTCCCGCCCGCCCAGCCGGTCATAGGTCTCCTTGCTGGCCGGGATGCTGGTGTTGATGGGGATGCCGCCCGCCTTGGCAATGGGATATGCGGCAGTGATGCGCTTACCCATATCTCACTCCCCCTTGCTCAGCTGCTTGACAGCCTGATTGATGCCGGTGGCCGCCAGACCGCTGACGATGCCCACGGCAATGGCGGTGATGGGGTCACCCGCCGGGAAGTCCGGGATGGGTGCCAGATAGTAGCTGACAGCCCCCAGCAGACCGCCGCAGACCCCGCACAGGATGGGGATCCACTTGTCGTTCATGCTGCTGGCCTTGCCCACCATCCCCACGAGGTAGGTGATGACGGTGATGACCGCCACGCTTGCGATGCCAAAAGTTTCCATAATTGCTCCTTTCATTTTTTCGGCGCTTTACACGCCGATGATCTGACTTGCATAGCTGCTCCAATTGGCAGCGGCCTTCCACTCCTCCTCCAAGGCGGAGGGAACAAGAATCTTGAAGTCTGCATGGGCGTTCTGGAACACAGACGCCCCCAATGTCGGAACCGCTGTACACTCCGTGCAGTCGCAGACCTTGAGGTTGTAGCAGTTTGCGAATGCTTGATTCCCAATTGCAGTGAGTGCGGGGGGAAGGGTTATTGATGCGAGACCTGTACCCTGCTTAAATGCATAATCTCCAATTGAGGTCATTCCAGAAGGGAATGTCGTCAATGCTATCTTTGGGCAGTACTGAAATGCGGCTGTTGGTAATGAAGTAAGTCCAGAAGGGAGACTTGTCAATGCGAGCCTTGGGCAATTGTTGAATGCATATTGTCCGATTGAGGTAATTCCAGAGGGTAGGGCCGTCAATGATAGTTGGTAACAATTTAGAAACGCAAAATCTCCGATTGAAGTAATCCCAGAAGGGAGACTTGTTAGTACCATCTTTGAACAATTCCTAAATGCGTACTGTCCGATTGAGGTAATCCCAGAAGGGAGACTTGTCAATGATAGCCTTGGGCAATCCCTAAATACATAATCTCCGAGCGAGGTAATCCCAGAAGGGAGACTTGTTAGTGTGAGCATTGAACAATCAGCGAATGCATAATCTCCGAGTGAGGTAATCCCAGAAGGGAGACTTGTCAATGATAGCTTTGGGCAGCGATAAAAACCATTATCACCAATTGCAATTACATTGTCTGGCATATCTACTGATGTCAATTCCGCCAAATAAGCGAATGCATACTCTGGAACAATTGTTCCTCGAAATTTAGCAGTAAACACTCTACCAGAACTGTCGAGGGACGTATACTCTATATAAGGGCCTGTCGGTGGTGCTAAAAGGGCGCCGGTCACGCCGCCGATCACCACATCCTTCTTGATGTTCTCGGATAGTAGGGTGTCCGGTTTTTGAATCGTCACCTTACGCATTCCTTTGCTGCTGGTGGGCAGGATGACTTGATTGCCGGAGGGCATAGACAGCTCCACCGTCCGCTCCTCGGTAGCAAGCACCTCCATCACCTGACCCATCTCAGCATCCAGAGGGACTTCCCCGCCGAAAGTGACTGCGAAGTCATCGCCGGGCCGGAACGCTACGTCAAACTCGATCATAGCGCACCATCCCGCAAGATACGCTCCACAGGCACTTCGAATACCTGAGATGCCATGCGCTGCGCCCCAACGCCCACACGGAGCTGTATCTTTGCGTCAATGCCTCTCCCGGCAGTAAGCGACAGGGTCTCGGCTTCCGTCAGTGTGCATGAGACAACATTCCCGTCCAGCTGTACATCCGACAATGCTTTTTCGATTTTAACCTGTCCGGCCTGCGCTACGGCCAAGGACAGCACCGTGATGCTCCCCGTGTCGATGGGCAGGCGGAATGTCAGCGTGGGGGTTGTACCTCGATACATACATATACCTCCTCATACTATAGATTTGCGAGGCTCAGCGGTTGGGCAGTCTTTCCAAATCCGCTATCCTGTGATTGGCGACCTTGATCTGCTCCTCCAGCACCGGAACGCGCCGGGCGAAGTTGTTATGCTCCCGGACTTCCCGTGTCAGTTCGTCCAGTTTGGTGTCGGTGACGGCCTGCTGCGTGTCCAGCTTGGCCTGCACATCACGGGTGGTCTTGTTGCTGGTGATGATTACCCCCAGCAGCGACAGGCCGCCGGTGATAAGTGCAACAATGATAGTTTCTGTCATGCGGTATCTCCTTATATGTTTTATGCTTTCCATTTGCCAGTCACCCGCAGCGATACGGTTTGAGCACCCAGCGTCATGGACGCTGCACGAAGCATGCGGAACGACACCGTTTCCCCGACATAGCTCCAATCCGTATTGCAGATCATGTGTAGATTTTGGACGCTGCCCGTGACTACTACGTTGCCGGTCACACCAAAGGGCATTGACAGGCTGATGATGTTGGTATAGACCATGCTCCCCACAGCAGTATAGCTGGTAGGTGTCACTGTCCCACGCCACCACAAGTCTGCATAACCGGAGGCGTACTTGTAGTACGTCCAGTTGCCGCTTACGCCTTGCTCAATGATGTAGTCTTGGATGCCCATCAATTGCCGAAGTTTTCCCGCTGCGGAATCAGATAAAATCAATTCCCCGTTCAGCTCCATGCCCTTTTCGGCGAAGATAGGCCACTTGAATTGCACCGTTTTCTCTTTTTCGGATACCCCGCCATAACACACTCCCGGCAAGTTGAAGTTGATATTTAACGGAACTTCAACTGTTGCCACATCCATTTCTTTGGTAAAACTGCTTGAAAAAGCGTCCGTGGCGACTACCGTCAGTTTTCTGGTCGTATCTGTTCCGACACCGGCGATGTAAACAACCTTTGAGCCGGAGCTTTGCGCAGAAAGGGTTTGCCTATTCTCGTCATCGATCTTCAAAGAGATGCTGGCGGTGTTATTCCTCAAAGAAATGGTGAGGTCGAACATCACCTTAATGTCTGCGCCTGTATTGTTTTCTGTCCACACGCCACTTGTGTAGGAGCCTCTTGCGTATGTGAGATTTGCAATAGTCGGTCCAGCATACTGCTGTACAGTAATAGTGTTTGTAACCGTCTTGCTTCTGCCACGAGAATCTGTCGTAGTTACCGTCACCACAACAGAGCCGCTTTTTGTAAGCAGATTCCCTGTATTCAAATTGGCATTTTCATTACCAATTTTCATGACAGTACCTACGATAGTACTTCCCCTTACTCCGCCACTTGTGGCAACGGCTTTTAGCTGGCTCTTGTTTTGTACCCATCCATATGTCGGCTGATACCCAGCGGCATCGGAAAGCACCACGCTTAAAGATGGAACAAGGGATTCCGGCACAGTGAGGACACAGGTTGTCGTGCTTTCACCTATCTTGCTGCTTCCGTTGTAGGTCTCGCATTTTATCGTCACCGTGCGGGATGAAGCATTTGTGGTAGCATCTATCATGCTGTCAGGGCTTGCCCACGTGTAAGATGTGGCTACACCAGTTGCAATAGAGACATACCCGCTTCCGGCGTTATAGGACAACTTATGTGTAAAGGAGGAATTTTTCCGTGTGATTGTAATTGCTACATTACCGCCCATTGTGCCATTTGCGGCAGACACGGAAGATGCTCTTGGAATTGTTGGCAGCGTAACACTGCCTGATACGGTCAAATGCCTTGGTGTGTAGGACGAATCAAAGCCGCAGTCCCATTCTCCGGAAAGCGTGACTTTCCCGGTTCCGTCACCACTATGTGTAACAGTGATAGACTTTACGCCAAGCTTGTACCAACCGGTAGATGGGTAATTGTACGGATTCCACGTTTTTGTACCTTGCAGAATGTAATACGCTTCGTTCGCAGCCTCATTTTGTGAGTACCCGGTACCGTCGTACACATACAAGGTTAAATCAAGCGCGCTGGTGTTATTCTCGATGCTCTGGCTCTTGACCGTATAGTCAAGGCGTAGCTGCCATCCCTTAGATTTGCTTCCGTAGATGCTCGGCATCACGTCACCCCCACGAAACTTATGGATTGATTCGGCTGCACAACGATAGACATCGGGCCGAGGCGGAACTTCGATAGCTCTACCAGTTCAAAGCTGTTGTTATTCCAGTACGCTAACAATGTGCCGCTTGCGTCATAAAACCCAATCTTGTCGTTGTACTCCTTCAAAACAATCTCCGATGCAGAGGATCCAATGCGAAGCACAGGGTGTCCATTTTCATCAATGCTTGCATCAATGAAATCAGAAAGAGTTTGTCCATTGATCGTCACACGCTCTGCGGACATCTGCCCAGCCGTTATTGTGTCTGCGTTTACTGCGCCGTCCATCGTAAGCGCAACGCCAGAAATGGTTTTCCCGCCGTCTTTGGAATATCCAAGACCGTTGATGTTCATAATCCACAGCCTTGTATTATCTTCCATAGTGGGCGTGTCTCGAACCATCCACCCAGTTGGGAAACCGTCATCATCCAGCGTGACTTCCCAGTATCCGCCTTTTGCGCCTATGATTCTTTCGGTGGCATCCTGCATGGCTTTGGCAAGGCCGGAATATTCCCGTTTTACTTGCTGCATAATAGGGCTTTCCACGACATACTGCTTGTCCTGCGGCGCATAGCAGGTCGTATTCGCCACCATTCCGCCCTTTATGCGCAGCTCCTGTTCCATAATGTACACGGGGAATGTGCTGGCTGGGCCGGTCACATCTGTAACGTGCAATATGTCACCTGCTTCCGTAGAGGGGTCTCCCCGCCATTGCACCTTACACGGCATCATTGCCTTGTTTCCAATTTTCTCAAAAACAGTAGCCGCCACAGCTTCGGTAATATACGGGTTTGTAGCCGAAATTCCAACACCCGTCCCGACCGTGATGGGGTTTTCTTCCGTTCCCGTGACAAGGCTTTGTATGGTAAACGGGGAATCTGCGGATTTGCTAAGTCCTCCCTGATACTGCACCTCCGGCCCAACAGAAATACTATCAGAGTACCAGCAGAATTTTAGTTCGCCATCGGAACCAAATTTTGCATTGCATCCGATCAGCCCCGCCAGCCATCCGAGTTGCTGGCGCAGTGACCCTGTGTAGGGGGCAGCAATTTGAATATCCGGCAAAGCTACAGAGGGAACAGTGACATTTCCTTGCGTACACACATCTGTGAGAATCTGCACAGGAGTGGCGGGGAAATCAATGGTAGGCACATAATCATCCGTCAGACTGGCCATGCGGTCATATCCGGTGATAGTTACCCACAACTTCCCGCTTTCTTCTACGCCGTCCGTGGGGATGTAATATTTGCCCTTTTGGACATACTGGGCTTCGCCGCCCACCATGATTCCAACAGATGGAATAAAAAATGCACCGTTCAGCGGGAGATTGTCCTGCTTGTACATCGTCACCTTGCAACTGGACGAAAACGCCGCACCGATGGTCACGCCGTCCGACGAGCCAAACTGCTCTGTTACAACAATCTCCTGTACCTCCGATGCGGGGAGGTCTGTTGTTCCATTGAAATTGATTTTGCTGGTAATTTCACGCCCCGGCGCCGAACACGCAGCATGAAATGCGTCTGTTACAGTGTGCATGGCTCACCTCTCGATGAAGTTCATAGATAGCCCATTCCATTGATATGCACCATCAATAAGGCTATACATTGGAGCCGTTCTGTCGCCAACATATGCGGTCATTTTCCTTGTGGTTCCGGTCATTGCATCTGGATAACTTACATCGAAAAACACATCATCAACCGCTTGTAGCAGCGTAGACATAGGAGCGGCTTTCATGGGTGGCCACGATAGAGTTAGCTTTCGCTTGCTTGCCACACGGTCACGGAACAAATCTCCGCTTTGGTTTCGCCCCGTTCCGTCTGCATCAACATCTTGTAGACCCCACGAATATTCGCTGGGGTCAGGTAGCGGGACATTCGTCCCGTCTGCCTTTGTAATGGTTAAAATTGCCATTTGACCTCCTTATGTGACAAGAGGACTTGCCCCAGTCGCCCGGACAACGGCGTTGTTTTCTCTGACCACCGTATCAAACAATTTCTTCCCAGTTACACTATCGAGAACGATAGTGACGTGAATTTCGCTGGAACCGCCGGATTCCTCCCGGACAATTTTACGAATAAGGCCTTCCGGCGCTTCGATGTTGTTCCCGTGGGGCTGATCGCCAAGCACAGCAAGGAATTCATCATTTGCCGGGATAACTGCACCTTTTGCAAGATGCGGAAGCACATTCTCACTGATATAGGAAATGTTCACACCGATAGACTTCCCGCCAATGGCCGGCACCCACGAAGGAACATCAAAACTGATTTTATTCATCTGCTTAATGAGCCAGTTCAGCCCTCTGATGATGATATTGATTGCGCCGTTAAGCAGATCGATTATGGTGTTCCATACACCCTTGAAAATGTCCTTAATTCCTTCCCACGCCTTGTCAAAATCCATAGAGAAAACGCCGGAGATAAACTTGATTAGCCCGGAAAAAATTGTCTTAATTTCGTTGATTACATTCCCGACGGTTTGCTTGATGTTGTCAAAAACGGCGGTTACAATAGCCTTGATTCCGGTAATAAGCGGCTTCAACTTTCCGTTTGTTTTCTGGTCAATCCAATCCAACAATCCGTTAAACCAATCTCTTATACCGTCAATTACAGCACCAATCGCTTTCCCAAGACCGTTAAAGATTCCAGCGATTCCATTCGTAGCTCTTTCTATATCTCCAGTAAAAATTCCCGCAAAGAAATCAATAAATCCCTTTAGCGTTTCTTTGACTCCTTCGATAAGTTCCTGCCCGTGCCCGGTCGCCGTAGTAATGCTAAGAAGCAGGGATGCAATCATCCCAATTAGCAAAGGAATCCAAGACCCAATCAGTATACCGATCCCGACGCCTGCCGCAAGAATCCCTGCAATAGCAAGCATTTGGTTCTGGAAATTCCATCCGTTTTTCTCCGCATCAGTAAACGCAACGGCCAAAACAGCAAGCCCGGAAACGATGGCTGTAATTCCTCCAGCCACCGGCCCAAGAGCAACATACAGTCCTGTCACGGCAAGCGTCATGCCGAAAATCATCCCGGCCATGTTTTCTTGCGTTACACCGTTTACGATCGAATCTAAAATGTTCTGTACAAGCGTAAGCGCACCATAAATGCCCACAGCAAGTCCAATGGTTTTTTGCAAATTAAAACCAAATTTTTTCCCAATTCTCCATGCAGAAAGGCCAGCGCCGATAGCGAGAACCCACGGGAGTGCGTTTTTGAGCTTCTGCGTGACTTCATCAATCTGCTTGCTTACTGCATCGCCAAGGAAGTCATATTCCGGAAGCTCGAAGTCAAACCCGCCGCCGCTGGACGCACCGGCAGAACCCGATCCAGACGAAGTGTTGCCGTTCAGGATGTTCAGCTCATCGAAGCCCATGACAGACTTCTTGAGTGCCTTTGCTGCGCTGGTGGCATCATCAAGCCCGGAAGCGGCATCCTCTGCGCCGCTGGCGAGATTCCCAACGCCGGAATAATCAATCTCCGTGAGTTTGAAGTGAAACAGTTTTGCAATAGCATCCGCCAGCTCGCGTACAATACGAAGGACGGCGATTGCAATGGGTAATATCTTTTGAAGAATAGGAATAAAAATATTACCGATTGCTCTTGATGCCTGTGTTAACTGCGCTTGGAAGATGCGGAGTTGGTTTGCCGGGGCTTCCAGTGAACGGGCCATATCGCCCTGAGCCGTTGTGACCTGCGTCATAATGGCGTAGTATCGAAGCTCCGCCTTTTCCGCTTGCGTCATGGCAGAAACAGACTTTTCGATTCCCAGCGTCAAGGCGGTTTGTTCCAGTTTGGCTTGCGACAAGTCATAGCCCAATCTACGCAACGGCTCCAATTCGCCAGAAATACCAGATTGCAGCTTTTGCATAGCGTCCTCAACGGAGATGTTGAAGAACGAGGAAATGTCATAGCCAAGCTGGGTAAGGTTCTTGCTCATCAAGTAGGCACGGTCGGAGACAGACCCGAAACCAGTCAATAAGGTATTGAACACGCCCTGATTTCGCATCCACTTGGCGGGGTCAATGCCCATCACTTCTCCGACGTTTTCAGCGTACTCTTGGGCTTCTTTTGCGTATTGCCCCATTGATGCGGTGAAAAGGTTTAGGTCCTCCTGATAATCATTTGATTCGGTGATAGCTTTTGACAGTTCAGAGCGGAGCATCCTGATTCCAACCAGTACTCCGGTTGTTTTCAACGACTGGAAAAAACCTCCAAGCTTACCAGACCTTGATGTTTTCTCAATGTTATTCAGAGACTTGTTAAAGGAATCCACCTGTTTCGACGCTCCGCTGAGGCCGGACGCTCCGCCGGAGGTGGCCGTTTTCAGGGAAGAAAGTGCTTTTTCAAGACGTCCTAAAGACGCAACGGCACTATCGCTGTTCTCCTTGATTTGGAACTCAAGCCCTTGGATTTCAAGATTGTCCATGCTTTTCACCTCCCGGCTCGAACTTCTTATTGTTGGCAATCATAAACATTTCCATAACTGCCTTTGCACGGTTATCGTTTTTCTCCTCTTTCTCCGCTTTATCGGGTGATTTGTCATTCCCACCAACAGGATAGGGGGAATCTCGATACGGAATGGGCTTTGCGCCCTTCTTTGCGAACGCATGAAGAATAGGCGAAACATCCGCCAAGGCTTCATAGAAATACGCGCCCTGTAACCATGCTTGCTGGTTATCCAAGGCCTGCTTGATTTTCGCTGCCTTGCGGTAGTACTTGACCAACTCGCAATCCATTTCCCAGAACTGCTCATAGGTCATGCCTATTGCAAGGTAATAAGGGAAAACCTCATAGAACTTTTCCGTGTAAGCGTAGAGGGGGGTATTGCCCCCCTCTTTATCGGGCGGCGGTTCGCTTACCAGTCCACCGTCCAGCTGGCGTTTCCCTCGGCTTCGGGATCATCCATGAGCGCTACAATGGGTTCGCTATACATTTCCACCAGTTTGCCCAGCATATCGCCCTTGTTAGGCAGCTGTGCATAAATCTTGTCGATCACGTCACGCTTTACATAGCGGTGATGCACCAGAAAAGCACCGGCGAACAGGGCGGGCAGATAGGTCATGGGCTTTCGCTGTAGTTCCTCGATCTCGAAGCCCTGCCGCTCCATCATCTCCACGGACTTTCTGGTATACTCCAGCACATATTTCACATCGTTGTGCTCGATGGTCATTGTCTTTGCCATAATTCCTCCTTACTCGTTGTCATCCAAAGTGATGACAGAGGTGGGTGCGATGGTGATATTCATGCCCACTACTTCGTTTACGCCGCCGCCGGTGGGATACACGGAAAGCTGCCCCTTGAAGGAGAACTTGCCGTCAGAGCCGGTGGGGGTAACAGAACCGCCGGTCTCCGTGCCGCCAAACCAGACGGCATAATCCGCTTCTGTGCCCTCTTTCGCTTTCAGGGCCTTGTAATCGGCCAGCGTGTAGTTCGCCGTGAAACTCAGGCCGTCCATAGACTGAATACCGGCGATGTAGGTCTGCATCTTGTCAGACAGGGTGGTGGTTTCCAGCATTTCAGGATCACCGCCAAGGTCAGGGAACTCCTTAATGTCCACCAACTTCGTCCATGTGTTTCCGGTAGACCCCTTCTGCATCAGAAAACATTTGTAGGTACTGATTGCCATAATTTACCTCCTAAAAAGTGTGTTTCCGTCCGTTTCAGCTCGGTATCGCGCTACTAAGCGATAAATGGACGCATCATCCATGTTCGGGACGGGTGTCATGGAAATGCGTGTGAAATTCATTGCATACAGCATTTTGTCGATTTCTGACAGGATGCTGCGGCATTCCGCTTTGCTTTCTCCGGCTTTGTTGGAGTAGACATTGACCTCATACATGACGGTCGCAAAACGCTCTGTGTCGGAGCTGTCCTGATTGATCGTGGTTGTATAATTGTCCTGTTCCACAATGCTTGCATACGGAAAGTCAGGAGGAGATTTTACATACGCCCCGGAAACAGCTACCCCCTTGAATTTCTTCCGTAGGGATTCTGCAATCGGGGTAAAAATCATCCGTTCCACATCAATCATCGGAACACCTCCTTTACGAGTGCGCCAAGCCGTAACTCCAATTCTTTTACGGCGTTATACATGGGCATATTTGCGGGGTTGCCGTGTGTAAGAACAAGCGTTCCCTTTGCTCTCTCTCCTGCAACTGTTCCGTTTGTTCCGGGGTCTCCGTAATAGCCCCATGTGGTTTGTTTTCCGTGTCCATTCCCATACATGCCACGCGCCATACCAAGATCACTTGCTTCCGGGTGATTATCCGGGTAAGTTATTCCGGTGCCGAACTCAATAAATAAGACCGTGCCGCCAACGGCGACAACGGCCTTTATTTTCCCTCGATCTTCGACAGACACGGTCACATCGTTTGTGCCGTCATATGTGGCATCCGAAAAACCTGCTCTTGCCACCTCATAGCCCTCTTGTGCAAGACGTTCCAGCAGCAGCGTACAGCCGGTTTTTAGCCATTCTCTGTATTCCTGAACGGAATCGATCATCTGCTGCACGCCGGTTGGAGAAAGGGTGGTAACAACCTTATGCTTCACGATACATTCACCTTGCTTATGGCAATGGAAATGGAATTGAGCGACTTGGCCACTCGCTTTACGACGTAGTCATACAGAGGCTTTTCGCCGTCATACTCCGGCTCCTTGTCTACAAACAGAACGGTATCCTCGCTGATAGGGCAGCTCATGTCATCCGTGACAATAACCTTGTCATAAGACACAAATTGTCCGAACTGCTCCACCTGCGCCGCACCGGATGCAGGGGAGATATTCGCCAGCATTTTCACTGCGTCCTTGTATTTCACGGACATTTGCCCGGTTTCATATCCATCATCGGACACATTCATAGTTTTCCCGTCATACAGGAGATACCAGCACTCGGATTTGTTCCGATCCATGCACCTCATCGCACCACCCCCGCATAAGGGACAATGTCACGCAAGAGGGAGGATGGAACATCTCCATCCTCATAGGAGCGGGAAACGCCATTCTCGCTGTGCGCTGTTTCGCCCTCTGCTCCGCGCTTGTTCAGCAGATATGCTGCAACCTCCACCTGTGTCATGTGATACCGTTCGGGGACTTCTTTAATCGTGTCGTCAAACGGGTATAGTTTGCGCAGCACTTTATCCCCAGCAATAGCAAGGTAGGCGGAAAGCACGCTTCCTTGCTGGTCTGTCATAGTAGCTAGAAGCTCGGTCTTTTCAGCTTCGGTCATACTTCCCGCCCTCCCTTATCAGCCGGTCACAGCCTTGGTGTTTACAGGATTGCTTGCGTCATTGGCAATAAACACGCTGCGGCTGTAGGTGGGCGCGGTGAAATCGGTAGAAATCCCTGTAAACTTGCCATGATACCATTCGGGGCCGTGGTCAAGGCCGACCTGCCCGAACAGCTGGTACTTCTCGCCAGCGCCGGTCTTGGACAGCTGCTCCAGGAAGAAATTGCCCTTGCCGGGGACAGGCTGGTACACGGGGGCGATAACATCCAGATTCAGCAACAGTGCGGTGCCAGCGGGCAGGCACTCACCCAGATACAGATAAACAACGCCCAGAGGGGTGATTACGCTGGACAGCGCAATGCCGTTGATCTCGCGAGCAACAGGAACTACGGTAAGACCGTTCTGCACGGCATCCGCATTGATCTGGAACATGGTCACAGCATCGCACCACAGTGCCAGACCGTTGGTGGGAGCGTTTGCACCGTAAATCTTCTTCACCATGTCGGCCACATCCCACAGGCCCAGAGGCTTAGACCCCATTGCAGTCACATTGGTGGTAATAGCGGTGGTCAGACCACGGGTCTTGTTGATCTTGGAATCGTCCGTGGCCTTGTTGTATGCGCCCTGAATGAAGGTAAACTCCATGTCACGGGCAATTTTCTGAAGCTTTGCGCCAACCTGAAAATCCAGTTCATTGATGGGGTTGGCCTGCTGATTCTCGATATTCACACCGGACAGGGTTCCCATGTTGGACATCTTGGCGTAAGAAACGCCCACGGTCTCCTGAAAAATCTGCGTAACATTGGTTTTCTGGGTACGGGTCACCACGGTAGCGTCAGGGGCAGTCAGAGACGCAGTCTCGCTGATAGCGGGCTGTGCGCCGCCAGCGGAGCTGTATTCCTGACCAGTGACAAACTCCACATGATTGGTGATCTTTGCCCGGCTTCCGATAATGGAAGAAAGGGGGGTACGGATGTTGCCCTTGTTAAAAAGCATACCGGAGTAATTCAGCACTCCGAAGCTGGTAGCAAAAGTATCTGCCATTTTAATTCATTCTCCTTTACTGTGTGTTGTTGTCCTGATTCATCAGGCGGGTATAGTACGCCGCCTCCGCAAAATTGCCGGCGTTCTGCGCTTCGGCAGCTTTCTTGGAAAAGTCTGCACCATTCGCCCCTGCGCCCGCAGCGGGCTTGGGCGTGCCTTGCATTGCGCTGGCCTTTACCTGCTTTGCATAAGCCTCAAGAAACGTCTGCTGGTTGGCAAACACCTTATCAGTGTTTCCGTCAGCCATCGCCTTTGCGGTTTCTGCCGCAAGCTTTTCGTCATAGCCCTGTGCAATAAACTTGGCTGTGAACTGCGAAACGGTCTTGTCTCGGCGCAGTTCGTCAAGTTCCTTCTGCATGGCGGCAATGTCCTCCTCCTGCTTCTGCTTCTTCTGTTCGTCCTCGCTCAGCAGGGCATTGTGTTTCCTTTTCCACTCTGCGGCCTCGGAATTTGCCTTAGAAACAGCCGCCTTCTGCTTTTCAAGCTCGGATGCATTGTCGTTATACTCAAACGCTTCCAATGCTTTCAGCTTGTCCTCCAAAGACATTTCCGCATAGCCCTTGATCTGATTGGTGTCGATTTTTGCCATTTTGATTACCTCCTGCGTTTAACAAGGCTGTTCACTCAGCACTATTTTCTGTTTTTTTCGGGTTGTCTCCCGTTTGCGTTTTAAGGTCGTCACTGACCATTTATCGCCTTTCGGCGGTTAAATCAAAAAATAAAAGGGGCTACCCTTTCGGATAGCCCCTCGGCTGTCGGTCAAGCCCTTGCAAGACCCACTCAGTATTTCTTCTTTCTTCGTACTTCAAGCACCACGATCTTCCCGTTCTCCACTTTCACCTCCGCTTGATTGCGGTTCTTGAGGATTTCGTTGATCGTCCGCACCATCTCCATCGTTAATTCCATTGTTTCCTCCGTTTTCCTCCAGATATTCCATGCTCATCTTGTACGCAAGCTGCGGGTCGCTGAAAAGGCCGCAATGCGTAAACGCAAGCTGCGGCGCAATTTTACCGTTGCCCAGCATGGTAACCAGCACATTTGCCTTTTCGGAAATGTTCTCATAATTCCGCCGGGTAAATCTGATTTCGATTGCGGACAGTTTCAAAGACAAGTCGCTCAAGTCATTGCAAATCCGCAAAAGCACTTTCAGAAACTCTTTTTCGGAACGCTTGAATACCAGCTCGGAATCTTTTGCCCTTGCTTCTGCCGCAGACCAGCCGTCACGCATGATGACTGCAGAGCCGGTGTCAGAGGTGGAAGAACCTCCGTTTCTATTGGGCATCCCGCAAATAGTCAGCACTGTGTTATACAGATTGTCCGCAAGGGTCTGTGTCTGCGTCTGATTCAGCTCTGTAACAAGGTTCTTGATCTCCGCTTTCTTCTGCGGGTCAATATCCTCAAACTGAATCGCTCCATCCTGCCGCAGTGCAGAATATTGTTCTTCGGAAATACGCACATTATGGAACAGAAGCAAGGACTGCACGAACTGCTCCACGCCATCCATGCGATTGGATTCCACATTGTTGATTGCATCCAGCAGATTCAGTACGATTTCAAATGCGCCAAGTCTTGCCCGGTTTGCCGGGTACTCGATGATGGGGATTCCCAAAATCTGCGGCTCACTTCTGGTGATTTCCCATGTGTCGGTCACCTCGTAGAAGTGGTCTTTTGTGTAACAGCTGAAAACGACTGTCCCATCTTCCATTTTGACATACTTGACCGCCATAAGGGGAGGATTTCCCAGCTGCACGGAATACACCACAAAGCAAAACCGGGGGTCAAGGGTATAAATCTCAAACGGGGCTTCATCTTCATCTTCCGGTGTGTCCGGCATGACCATGCGATAAGCCGTTCCGCAGATGTGGAACCAGTCTGCCAGTTCCTTATCCTTTGCCGGTTTGTCCTCGGACAAAACATAATCGTTCAGTTTTGTCACCATTTCAGCCGCTTTTTCATCGGCTATCCTGCTGACATACTGTACAGGCTCTCCCATCAAGTAGCCGACCTTGAAGGACACGATCTCGTTTGCCCGGTTTTCGACAATCTTGTTGTTGATCTCCGGGCGTACATCCTTTACTCTCGCAAGGATAGGCTGATCGCCTTTATAGTACCTGTATAAATATTCCATGTCTGCCCGGTTTGCGGTGTGGATAACCATTGCCTTTTGCAAAATATTTGCAATATTGCCCTCGTTTACCTCGGTAACATCGGAATAAATGACCTTTCTACCAAACATCTGTCTCAATATCATCACCTCTTAGAACGGTCTTTTGAATATTTCAATCTTGCCGCTGATACGGTTTCTGATCTCGTTTTCCAGCAGCGATAGAGAATCGGGAGCGTCATCGTGTGCCACCTTTCCGCTTCTGACATAGGTGGTCACTTCCTGCATGAATCCCCAGTATTGACACCCTCGCTTGTATGTGGACGGATGCTTGAAGTAGAAATGTTTCTTGATTCCGTCTGATGCAAACTCAATTCTTGTCTGCTTGTTGGAAATCGTCCTTTTTGTCCGTATGCTGGTGTTGAATCCTGCGTTTTTCACAAGCTCCGCAACATCTCTTGCAAAATACATACCTGCGTTGTTGGATTCAAACAGCGCATCGCCCACTTTGTTATCAATCAGGCACTTTGCGCATTCCGGCTTTGTGACCTCTGCGGGAGAATCATCGTATACCACATCCACGATGTAGACTTCATCCCCATATAATGCCGCAATAGGCATCGCCGTACTGTCTTTTCCGCTTTCTGCGGTGTCTGCCACGGCAATGACTGCATCCGGGTCACGGTCTACCGGCAGTTCAAAGAAATAGTTCAGCTCCGACTTATTGAAAAGCAGCCCCTTTGCTTCAAAGGGCTGCTGCTGGAATTCGCTTTCAAACTGTTCCGCGCTCAGAAGCTCTCTCTGCTCGCGGAAATAAGCGGTGGTAAAAACCTTTTTGCCATCTCGCTCATACTCATAATTGCTTTCGTCTGTAATTGGGTCAAGGGCAGGGATTTCAATGGCTTTCCATGCCCAGCCGCCTTTTTGCGCTTCTTCCTGTAAATGCCCTATGGGGTCATATAGGGAGTATCTCGTCCCGGTGGCCACAATAGGCGTACCCTCTATGGCACGGCCTAAAATATCGCCGGAAATTACTTCCCACTTATCATCCAGCCGTTGACGGTTTTTCGCTTCCTCTCTGCCCTCCACACAGTCATCCAAATAAAGGACATTGGTTGCCTCCGACAAGCCAACCTGCCGTGCGTCAATCGACCGGCACATGACCGTGGGGAATCTGGATTTCGACCGCAGATTGATAATTTTCGTGTCTGCGTTGGTCTGCACCAATGGAGCGTCCGGGAACACATCGTAGAACAAATACTCGTTCGGCGTTTGCAGATATTCCAGACAGCCGTTATAGAAGCTTCGCACAAGATCATCGCCCGTGCCTTCCATAAGGGACGATTTATCCGGGTTTCTCCCGGAAATCATGTTTATGAAATTGATTCCCAGCTGGCTTTTCCCGGCTCTTTTCGGAAGCGAAATGGTCAGCAGCCTCAATTTTCCGTCAAGGACATCTTGATACCCCTGCACAATAGGTTTTAGATACCGCCTGCGTGGGGCATAAAACCGCTTCTCCGGCTTTCTGTCCATCTCCACATACAGCAGGAAGGTGTCAAAATCATGCGGCGCATCAAACAGCATGGATTGCTTATGCAGCGTGTAGAAATACTCCGCATCTTTTGGGTTTCCGTTACGAAGTGCCTCGGAGGTCATCTTTCGGACTTCGGAATTTAACTGGTGCGCCGCAGCAAAATCTTCCGCTTCGTACCCAATGCACAACGCCAGCAAATCCTTGTAGGCTTCCCGGTCATGCGTTTTCTCTATGCGGTTTTTGATGCTCTCCGCAATCTTCCGATAATCCATTTGTCCTCCTGCAATAAAAAATGGACTGCCGAAAAATCGGTAGTCCATTCTATTTAGTTTTGTGGGAAGTCAGTTTATAAGTTCACAATCCGACCAAGAGCCTGCGCTATAACAAGTCCCCTCAAATGTGATTTCGTCTCCGACTTTAATATTTTTCAAGGCTTCCTCTTGGTCTCGCTCAAATTCGGCAAGAAATACAACGATTGTATTCCCAATCTTCTTTTCCATCGTCAAGGTCGCCCCGCCGGTCATGTTCATAAGCCCACCGGTTTCCATCCCGTTGATTGTGGCGGTTACCTCATACCGTCTGCCTTTGTATAGGTCATCTGCCACAAACTCGTTATCTTTGTAAGCCTGGTAAATCTCCTCGAAGCTTGCGGGGGTGTACTGGTCTTCTTCGGCAGGCGCCTGTTCGCCGCTCTTGCTACTGGTTGCAAAAGCTATAATAGCAATCATCAGAATGACAAAAACGATTATCATCTTCTTGTCAGCGGGCTTCGCATTGCTCTTTTTCATGGCTCTTTCTCCCCCTCAACGCCGTCTCGGAATCCCTGCGGAATCCTCGTAGTCCCACATACGACGGTAAAAGGTTCTGCTACTCACATTCAGTAGTTTCACTGCGTGGGATGTTGTAATCTCCCGCTTGTACCATTTGTCATGCACCGACTTTACAAGACTGTCCTCAATCTCGATCGGCTTACGCCCTTTGTACTTGCCAGCCGCTTTTGCAGCCGCTATACCCTCTCTCTGCCGCTGTAAGGTCTGCTCCCGTTCCAGCTCTGCCATTGCACCAAACACCGTGAGCATGAACTTGCCCTGCGGCGTATTCGTGTCAATGGATTCCTTCTGCGATACAAAGCCCACACCTTTTTCTGTGAGCTGCTCTACCAGCGTCAACAAGTCCCTCGTGCTTCTCGCAAAGCGGCTGATGCTTTCAACAATGACCACATCGCCCTCTCGGACGAAATCCATCATCGCTTCCAGCTGCGGTCTGCCTGTGCGGCTCTTGCCACTCGCTTTATCCATGTAGACACGCTCCACACCAAGGTCTTTCATCAGTATCTCTTGGCGGATCGTGTTCTGCTCCTCTGTGGACACCCGAATATATCCGACTTTCATGTGCATCGCTCCCTTCATCTTGTAAGGGTAGTGTAGCACACGCAAGCGGTAGTGTCAATAGGGTGTATGCAAAAATTTGCCTATTTGTTTTTGGCAGATTCTCTAAAAACGGCTTTTTATTTTTTGCTGGATTTTTTTAACTCCCCTTTTGTTTTGTGCTCGCCATTCAAGGTTCGCCCCGCCGCCAGCCGCATCCGCATATCCCCCGCCCCCGGCCATACCCGCCGGAGATCGTCCCGCCCCGCCGCTACATCGGGGCGGCGTTAGGGTGTACCGTAATGCGCATAATGCAAAATGCGGCAATAAAATTATTGTGTGTATTTTGTGGCTATAATATGCGGCAAAACTATTGACACATACCCTAATGGCGTAGTATAATACCAGCATATAGGACGAGGGCGCACCCGGCAGCCGACCAAAGCACACCGGGAACGCCCCCACACCAGCCAACAGGCCAGCGCGGAGAGTATACCACATCCGGCAGCCGTTGGCAAGAGATAAGGCCATAGGGCCGGGAGGTAATACAATGGATTATACAACATTACTTGCAGAGGTAAAGCAGACACTGGAGCAGCGCAAGGACCGCAGCGCATGGGATAAGGGCGTTACCGTGTACGCCCTTGAGATGGTGGAACAGCTGGCAGAAGCCGCCGATGGCGGTTACCTCGACGCGGATGACCTGTTGGCCCCGCGCGTGCTTCGCAAGGCCCTGTTAAACGGCGCGGACGATTGGCACGCCTACAGCTGGGGCGGCTGCTCACTGATCTACAACGGCGACATTGCCTCGCGCCTGTGCTGCCCGTCCGAACTCAAGCGCACCCGCAACGGGGAGCGCAGACCCAACAGCCGGGAAGAGTGGTTAGACACTCAAGCCCGCGCACTGTTTCAGGCGGCTAACCGCGTATATAAGGCGCTCCGGTCCGCCCAGGAGGTGCAGCAATGAGGAAGTATAAGCAAAGGGAACTTCGTGAGCTTGTGCGGCTCGGAGTGGCTGAGGATTACACCAACAAGCCAAGCGAGTATATTTACACGCTACGCAGGCTTGAAAAGGTGGGCTATTCTTCCGGCGTGTATGGTATTAACGGCGGGCTCGTCGAGGACACCGAAACCGGGCAGTTATACGCCATTATCGGGCGTTGCTCGAATCTGTTTATCTTGTTTTAAGGGGGGCTATATCATGGGGTATATGATGTTTTATGTGTCGTGGTCGCCCCGTGAGGGGGAATCCACATACACCCGTTGTTTTCCGTCCGCTACCGAGCGGGACGGGTTCGCCGCCGGTCTTTCCAGGTGGTGCAGGGTTCGCACATGGGAAAATTACTATGAACGGAGGGCATAACATGAACATTGACTGCATTATGAGAGAGCTTGCGGAGTATATCCGGATGCAGGAGGAAGCCGCCGCAATGGTGGAAAGCCTCAAGGACCAGCTAAAAGAGCGCATGACTGCCGCCGGGGTGGAATCCCTGGCGGGGTCAGAACACAAGGCCACCTATAAGGAGGTTACATCCTCCAGGGTAGACACAGCCGCCCTGAAAAATGAGCTGCCGGAGGTGGCAGCCCGTTACACCAAGACCACAACAACCAGAAGATTTACATTTGCGTGAGGAGGGCACAGCATGACACGCATATTACCGCAGCGGATCACCGGCGAGCACATTATCGGCAACATCGACTACATGAGGCACAGCGGTGCACACATCGTATACCGGGGGGCCGAATACTGGATCGACTGGGCATATGACCCTGATGTTATCTGGTGGATCAGCGAGGACCGCCGCGCCTCCGGCAGCATCAACGGGCGGGAGTACGCCCGCATCGTCAACGGCACCCCATACCGCATTGCCAATTGACGCACACGGCCAGCCGTGCTACAATCACCATGAAAGGAGGTGCCGCCCGTGATCCTGTTGTATATCTTGTTGCAGCCCGTGTTGCTGCTACTTGACCTTGCAAAGCTCCAGAAATAACCGTGCCCCGCATGGCGTAAGCTGTGCGGGGTCTTCTTTTGCTCTCGGTGTATTCCGGGGGCTTTTCTGCTATATGCCCTATTTGCCATTTTAACGCCACTGTGAGGCGCTTTAACTCTGTCCGCTGTCCCTACATTTCCCCCGCTCTGTGCGCGCTGTACGCCTTGTTTATGGCCTTGTGGCGTGGCGTTGCACCCTCCGCCGTGCATTGCCGCTTTTGCGGTGTGCTGCCAGCTTGCCGCCATCGTGCGCCGCCCCGGTGCCCTTGGCGGGGTGGCTGGCCCCCCATGCTGGCCGTGGCTTCTGGTGGTGGCGCGTCTCTCTGCCAAAGTCGCTGTCATAGTTGCCGGGGAAGTTGCAAAAGTCGCTGGCATAGGCGTTCGCTTCTGTGCAAAAGTCGCTACGAAAGTCGCCAGTGTCTGCGGCAAAGTCGCTACGAAAGTCGCTCGCTTAACCCCAAAATCATAGTCGTTTACAAAATTCCGTGTATGAAGGCGGGATTTTCCCTGCCGCCACACCATCCGTTCACGGAAAGTCGCTCAAAAGTCGCGCGGTTTTGGCTTATTTTGCCTCAAAGTCGCTGGCTTCAATGTACTTGCGCTGGAGCTGCTCAGGGGTCAGCCCCTCAATCTGCGGCTGATTCGGCGTCAAAACCATCTCCTGCTTGTCCACCATGCCGTAATAGTTCTTGGCACGGAAGCAATATGCAAGGAAATTCAGCTTCCCGGAAACCACAAGTTTTGCGTCAAAAGTCTGCATAAAACCCTTAGCTTTTTTAATTATGGCCGCTGTTTCGGGGCTAAATCCCTTGCGTCTCCCGTATTCCCAGTCCTTAACTGTGCTAATTGCGTAACCGGTAGACAGGAATAGTTCCTCTACTGTTGGTGTCTGCCCTGTCTGTGCGCAGCGTGCGTAATAGTCGTTTATTCTCTCCTTGAGTTCTTCGTCACTCTTTACCTTTGGTTGTCTATACTCTACAAGCACCTCTGTAAGGAGCTGAGATACAAGCGCTCTATCTTCATCGCTGCTGAGGTCAGGGAGGCAGGAAGGAAAGTTTCTTTTTCCGCCTCTGCCGGTCTCCGGTCGGTTATCCTTTGTTTTTGCAATGGCAGTAGATTTCTTTGTTGCCATTATGTATCACTCCTGTTCATCTCCTGCCTCGGATAATATGGATTTAATCATGTCGGCATTATTCCTGATGATATCCATCGTTACATCGCTTTGGATGTGGTGCGAAAACACAGCCTTATCTTGCGCATCAGCATTGTAATACCCTGTGAATGTCGTTCCATCATGCGCCGTTGCTGCAATACAGATCGATTTTGGCGATACACCTACAACTGTTTCTATGGCTTCTTCCAGCCATGCAGCATACGGAAGCTTTGAAATATCCTGTTCTGTATATGCCAATTTTTCTTATCTCCCCTCTAAAAACCAAATCTCGTTTGGATTGAGGAAATCCCCACAAAGAATGTTTCTCTCAAACCAATTCCTCCCTTTTGGCGCGATCTTGCACAGACGCTCTATTGTTTCTGCAACATTGTCTGGCTGAATATCTATTCCAAAAATAGTCGAAGCCGCTTGTTCCTGCGTCATCCCGCTGGCAAGTTTCCTGTTCAGCACTTCAACAAGGAAGTTTCCATTCCCGCAAGCCGGCTCTAATACATTTCCTGTCCAGTCGGGGATTAAATCGCACATGGCTTTAACTTCGCGCTCATCGGTAAAGACCTCTCCAAAGTCACGAACACGATTTTTGCTTTTTACTTGCCCAGAACATTTCATGTGATATGGAAAACGCCCCTCTCGGTTTCTTGCCCATGTTTGTTGGAGTTTTTGCTATATGTTTCCTATTGCTATCCAAGCACCTTTGGCACACCTTATATGGGGAAACAGGGGCGGCGTTACCGCATTTTTTACAAAGTAATACACCATCAAGCATTTCTTTCGGCTTTATGCCTTTCCTGCGAGATTCTTCCTCTTTGTACTTTGCCCATTTCGCCTGACACAAAGCGCACATTTTCGCGCCGGGTTTAGGTGGTCTCTTTCCGCATTGAGTGCAAATCCCATTATCATGCCGCTGTTTCCGCCGCTCAGACATTCTCTGATACGCTCTTTTTTTCTGCTCTTGCGTATATTTTCGTGTTTCTTGGATGCTGTCGTTGATGCAATCTGGATAAGGGCAAGAAAAGCAATCTGACGCTTTGCATCGCATTCTCTCTCCCCCCTCTTGTTTGTCACCAGCCCCCACCCCTTGGCTACAGTAACAGTCTTTCCCCTCCCATGCGGCCTTCTGGAAGCTCTCAAACATGGGTTACACAGTTATTTTGGCACCACACCGCGCCGCGCCTTTTCATCAGCCGCACACTGTTTTTGCGGATTAACTGTCCGCCGCTGTGGCCACAGCTTGTGTGTACTTAACTTCTCGCGCTTCCTCGCCCGCTTGTGTGGTTGGTGCGGCATTGCAGTCCCGCCCTGCTTTAGCGCTTCAGGGAAAGTCCCCGTCACTCGCTGTGGTCTCCCCTTACGGGGCACCTATGCCGCATATTGGCCGTCTTCCCGCTTAGATTGTCACACGCTCATGCCCGCTTGAGGCCCCGCAAGCATCTCAAGCGCCGCTGTTCGGTCATGGCAAGGAGGACGCATCCTCACGCGCAGTTTTCAGCGAGCATTGTCATTTCCATGTGAGCCACGACGAACGGTCTCACAGTGTCCGGGCGCTACCCGGCCTCTTGTGCAGGCGACAGGATTCGAACCTGCGACAGAAACCCGACATTTGCCTTGCTCCGCTCTATCCGGCTGAGCTACGCCTGCATATAACAACAGCCCATAGGTTTCCCTACAGGCTGTTTGTGCCGGTATGACCTTTCGGTGCCCGAAGGTGCGCCCAATACCGGCGGCGCATAAGATGGAGGAAACGGGTTGAGTGGAAAGACGGGTGGATGGCTATGCCTTATCATCCACTGTACCTATTGTAGCACATCATTAGGTGGAATTTGTGCCAACTTTCTCTGCAAAACCACAATATATGGCTATGTCAAGCAAAAACTGCTCTTTTCTCCTGCTGAATGTCCGCTCGCTTATCCCCGGCACGATGATCCTACTTCGAGAATACTTGTGCTTGCCCTGACAGTTGCGCATGATCCCCTGTGTAAGCTGCTTTCGGACGCTCTCGCTCTCCAAATCCAGCCCGCAGCGGTCTATGGCGTATTCTACAGCCCGCATTTTCTTGGTTTCCGGCCAGTTTTCTATGGCGGCAAGCTGCTCCGCCTTGCTCTCTGCCGGTCTACCAATGCTGGGTGATCGGGGCATACCCTCTGTTGCACTGCTTCCGCCGCTCAGTATCTCGCTCCGCGCATCGTTGTATGCCTGTACTCTCCGGGGATAACCTCTGACATAGGCGATGCACTCAAGCCGCACATCATACGGCAGTTTTTGTTTTCGACTCATGACCGCCTCCTCACTCTGCGTTGTTGATTAGTTTGTAGTCGATCCGCAGAGCGTCCGCAATGTCTTTCTTGGTCACATAGCCGCTGTTCTTTGCATTCACCAGCTTCACAAGGCACTTTTGCAGATACTCAATGCTCATGGTGTCGTGGCTGTCCGGCGTTTCCTCCAGCACATGGAATCCAAACTTTGTAAGCAGCACTTCGGATACCAAATCCATATTCTGCTTTGTCCCTATCAGCTTTCCCTGCTGGTACGCTTTCATGGGGTTGTTGGGCAGGGTTTTGCCGTCAATTCTCATTTCCGTCCCTCCTTGATCTTGTCCATCAGAAGCAGCCGCACAGCTTGGCAGAGTGCATATACAAGGCTATTCTGCCAAATGCTCCGTCGCTCCTTAATGCGGCACATACCGTTCTCGATTTCCTCCAAGGCTTCCAGCATTGCGTCTTTATTCGCCATCGGCTGCCCTCCACGGAGTGTCCACGCATTCAGGATGGACAATCTCCATCTCGATCGCCCACAGTAGGTTCCACGCTGCAGCTACAAGGTGCGGCTCGTCTACATAGACCGCCAAATATTTTGCTGCGTGGCGAATGGCGGAATCTAACAGACTGTGGGTTGGGATTCCTTTATCGACATTATGCTCCCCGTATTTCAAAGCACCCGCCTCGCAGTGCTTCGACACTTCCATGATAGCCAACCAAGGGAGCAAATCCATCCGTCCCTTGCCCGTGTGCATATCCCGGAGCGCTCCGCTTGGAAACTTGGTTCTTTCTCCGCTGTCTTTAATCATAGTCCTTCCGCTCTCCGTAGCTGCAAAAGTCATCGTCCTTTACTGTGACATCGTACTCGCTCAGCTCATACCAATAGCCTTCGCAGGAACGTCCATTTCCATCTTTGCAACTGTACTTGCACTCCTTGCACCGCACCACTTCCACAGCGTCCACTGTGGGTGTGTCTTGCAAAGCATCATAAAACGCATCAAACGCACCTATTACACCTACACCTTGTTCAATTTGTTCGTTAAACAAGCGCTCTAATTCTTCCGCATCAATCAGCCGCATCGCCGTCACCTCCGTCCATCTTTGCCCCGCAGTTGGGGCAGTAGTTGTAGGCACCATCAATAGACGGGTCAAGAGACCACCACCCACAAAACGAACACCTAAGCTGACTGAGCGTGTTAAGCGTTTGCTGGATGTATTCCCACCGCCCGTGCACCACCGGGGCAGCGTAGTTGCGCAGTCGTTCTAACGCTCTTTCGCAAGTCGGGCACAACTCGCACTGCTCCATTGTAGCAAACCACTTTCCACACGCCTTACAATCAGGCATCGTTGTCACCTCCGTTCTCAATCGCCACAAGCAGTTTGGCAACTCTCCCGTCTTTTAACGTCCACTCATAGCCGCCAGAGGACTTGTCACCGTGCAGACCACCAAGACATTCCTGTATTAAATAGTCGCGCACAGCACATAAGGCTTCATCGGTGCACTCCGTTTTGTTCTGCCATAGGTTCTTGTTCTTACTGTTTAGTGTACCCGCGTAAATCCCAAATGCGCCGCATCCAACATGATATTCAGCCATTATTCATCGCCTCCAATGCTTTCTCCGCCTCCTCGCTTACCGCAGTAATTCTCCCATGTTTCACCAGATCACAGAACACATTGTAACCCATGTGAAACACAATTCCGCAACTGCTGCAATAGCGAATTGCAAGATCTACATCCTTCATAAGTCGCAGACTGTCGATGTTTTCCTTGCATAGCAAAGTGCGCCCACTGGTAAATGGCAGCACCACCAGCCGCCCGTCCTTGTCGGCCTCTGCCAGCTCCCGCAGGCGGTCATAACCTCCTCCGATGCTGTTCAGCACTGACATCATGGCATTCCATTCGCCCCACATACTGTGGACTTCTCCCGGTTCCAGACCCGTGTCCTCGTAGGCGGCGAGGCGGCTCTTGAGGCGATTGCGGCAGTACAGCGCGGTGCAGTCAAACATCGGCTGACCATGCCTCCCCGCCCAATCCGCTTTGCACTTCTCGCAGTCCATCATTACCTGTCCATCGGTGTCACGTTTCGTCAGTCGTTCCATCACTCCACCTCACAGTCTTTTCCCGAACACCCCATTGGAGTGCGTCCTCGTGGCTATCAAAGTACAGGTCAATGCGGTTTCCGCTGATTGCTCCGCCCACATCCTGCGCTATGTAGATATGCCCATCAATCTCAACCTCCGTACCCATCGGGATAACATCCGGGTCCGTTGCGATGGTCACGCCCTGTGTGGCTTTCGCTCCTGTGGCTGTATAGCCGTTTGAATACGCTCCACAGCATTTTTCACAGGGGCAGTATGCTGTCACGGTCATGGCGCTTTCGTTCGTGTAGGCGGCTTCCTGTGGCGTTTCTTGGCGGATTGCTTCCGCCACCGGAGGCAAATCAGGCTCTTGCTCCACCGCATATTCTGCTTCGGCGGCAATCAGCTCCCCCCACAATATCCCGGCGGCAATCAGCAGACCAAGGGCCGCACCTCCGGCAACTGTAAATATGCTCTTTCTGCTCATTTTCTTCCTCTCCCGTATACCATCCATTGCATAGATACCCCAAGCGCATCACAGATATGTGCCAGCACCCACACCGATGCGGTGCTGTGTCCACACTCAATATAGCTGATTGTCGATGGTGCTACACCAGATTCCAAAGCCAAATCATTTTGCGACATAAGTTCCTTCTCCCTCGCCTCCCGCAGGCGCTTCCCCATACCCGCAAAATCTGCCGTCATGTGTATCCTCCTTTCTATCATCAGGATCGTACTCTGGGCAGCTTACCACCAAAACCGACGTGTATTTTTCATTTTTGGTCGGAATTGCATTCCATCCCTTTACCGGCTCAAAGCGTATAGGCCAGCCCTCTTTTGTGTAGTCTACTTCTGTCCATGAGCATCCTCCATACGCTTTTCTACAAGTCCAGCAAAGCGTTTTCCCTCCAGTGGTAATATGCTCCTTCACAAGTTTTCTCCTCCTCTCACCACTCAACCGTGACTTCACATTCATTCGGCATAAGCAGGCGTAGATTTTGCAAAACGCTTTCCCGGTCTCCCCGGATAGTGAGCCGTGCGTGCAGCAGCTCTGCACCCCTTGCGGGTGGGGCAATTTCGTCGGTCTGCTTCTCCGGCGTTTCTGCTGCCGTCACTTCGGCTGTGTGCCACTCCGATAGTTTCTTTTGCCACAAGTCAAGGTTCCGACCACCTCGCACAAACGGCACGCCCGGCTTTTCTCCATATCCTCTGATGGTGGCGCTGCAACAGCCCATCTCGTCTGCAAGGTATGTAGCTGCCCCTCCACAACTCTGCATATTCCGCAGGTATTCTCGCTGCAGATCGTCCGGCATTCCCTTGAATTCATCCAACGGCATAGGCCGCGTGATGTTGTAAGTTTTCACCGCTCCGTTCATCGCCTTTTTCTGCGCCGCAGTGAGATAGTCACTGGGCAATCTGCATTTCCCACGCTTACGGTTTACATGGGCAAACGCACCTCTTGCAACACGCTTTTTCTGCACGATGTCATAGTCAAAATCATTCATAGGCGGTTATGCTCACCTCCGTCCGTGGGGTCTCCTTGTCGTACAGCACCCGGCTTTCGTCATGACTGACGATAATGCCGCAGTGATCGTCCAGCAGCACACGCGCCTTGACCAGCACATCGTCAACAGCTTCCAGCAGATTGGTTAAATCCACTCGCCGCTTGGTGGGCATATAAAACAGGCATTTAACCTCCACTGGATAATCGATCGGCTCATGCACACCAGCCTTTTTGCAGTACCACACAGCTTTTGCCTCGTAGTCGATGTACTTCTGCGACGGCATGATAAACGATTTCCCTGTCTTGCTGCTGTGCATAATGCGCTGGCTGTTTTTCTTTGTAACCGGCGGCAGGGGTATGGTAAAGTGCAGTTCAGCCATTTCCGCCTCCCATCTCCATCTGCCCGTCCACCTGCATAGCTCTGGCAAGGCGGCGGTATGTCCCCAGCTCGTCCAATGCCCGCTTGCGGTACATGGAAAGTAAGGCTTGCTTTTCTTCCTCCGTTTCCGCCAGCTTGTAGCCGCCGTCTTTCATGGCAACGATAGGCACACCCTGCCGCCTCTGCTCCCGTATCATCCGGCGGTTCTCTCTGTCCGGCATACCGGTGAGTGCTTCAAGGTTTTTCCGGGTGTATGTAATGCCGGGAATCATGCGTAATGTGGTCATGTCAATCCTCCCCAAATCTCAGTTTCGTCACGGCGATAGGAAATTCCTCAATTTCGCTTGCCCAGCGTGCCGCGCCCTTGCCGTTGTGCAGCTCAAACACCAGCGGAAAGCCGCCGATGCCGTCAAACAGGCTGCCCATCGTAACAGGGCGAAGATATTGCGCGCTGATACGCTTTGCCAGGAAGTCCCAGAACGGCAATGCGATGGAATTGCCCAGTGCCTTGTACCGGGGGCTGTCCGCATCCTTGTGGCGCTTGCCCTTGCTGTCCATCCACTCGCCGATGTCTGTCCATCCGTCCGGGTAGCCCTGCAGCCGTTCGCACTCCATCGGGGTCAGGCGTCGCACCACCATGTTCTGCACCGGGTATGTCTCCGCGTCCTCCCGGTATGCGCAGGAAGCCTTTGCCCGCAGTGCGTGTGCCACCTCCGGTGTTGCCCCGCACACCAGCATATCGTTGTATGCGTCTTGCCCGTTATAGCTCCCAGAATGAGCACCGGGCGAAAGCGTACCTGTCACATCTTGGTATGTAAGCGGCACTTGGTTGCCGCCGGTTCCCATACGGGCTTGCAAACTCGGAGCGATCTCGCCGCAGTCTCGGATGACATCACAGGCGTGCGACATATCCAGTGCAACCACCGCCGGGGTTTGGTTCGTCCCGCTGGGTGCCGCCGTCAGCGTGGGCGATACTTCCTCACTGTACCCGATGCCGCCCGCCTGTGCGCCCTGTCCAGCCTTAAACCCGGCGCACAATGCGCTGTCCCGCGCCATGCCACCGTTTTCATTGGCGTTTAAACTATGCCATGCACCATCTTGGTCATACACCCGTGCGCTTTGTGCCTCCCACGGTGTCAGGCATCTTACTCCCGCGCAGACCGCCGGTCGGTCGATGGTGTTCAAGGTATAACTCGTGTCCTCCCGCCAGCCTTTCCCGTTGCATCCAGCGGTGTCTGCGCGGTCAATCCCGTTCCCTTGTAAACAGAAAATCGTCTGGTCGTTGCCGGTGCCGAGCGTTCCGCTCTTGTCCTCCTGCACTAAAGCGCCCTTTCCTCCTCCGTCACAGCCCCCCCTGATCCGGACTGCATAAGAAGCACCGCTTTCAGCGTTTCCGGCAAGTCTTTCCCCCGCCGTTCCGCTCTCCGCAGGATGCCCTGACACGCTTTTGCGCTCAAAGAGTATTTCCCCTGCGGTGTCGCCTCCAAAATCTGCGACAATCGAGATACGACGGCGGCGTTGGGGGACTCCCCAGTATTGCGCATCATGCACTCTCCAAGCCACGCTCCATCGTCCTCCCACTTCATCGTGGTAGCCCCCCCAGGTGTTCCAACCCTTTTCAGGCACTTCAATATCGGGGGCTTCCGGCTCTGCGATGCGGATGATCTCTTCGAGGACTGCCGCGAAGTCTCGCCCTTTGTTGCTCGAGAATGCTCCGGGCACGTTTTCCCAGACCATAAACCGAGGTCTGACCATGTCACCTGTCCGTCCGCTCTCTCTGTCATGCTCTCTCATCTCCTTTACGATGCGGGTCTGTTCCATGAACAATCCGCTCCTTGCACCGGCCAATCCGGTGCGTTTTCCTGCAATGCTCAAGTCCTGACACGGCGATCCGCCCGTGATAACATCCACGATCTCAATTTCTGCGCCGTTGATTTTCGTAATATCGCCGAGGTGCTTCATCTCCGTTCCTCCCGTTTTGTCATTGCAGCCTCCAATTCTGCTTTTTGCCGATGTTCAGCATATAATCCTTCGCCCTCTGGTTGATCCTGCTCCCGATTGCCTCGTCCCAGCTCAAAATGCGGTCAATGGTCAGCTCCGTGGAGATGATCGTGATTGCATCCGGGTTGATATACCTGGCATTCAGCAGGTCAAAGGCGATGTTTTTGTCGGCATCCGTTACGCTCCCCTTGAGAAAATCGTCGATATACAGCGCACGGACGGTTTTCAGCGGCTGCATGGCTTCGGCGTATGCTTCGGCATCGTTGGTCTTTGCCTTGATTGCCGGAATATCTCCCCGCCATTGCACATACCGCACCGGGATTCCTCCGTCCATCAGCTTGGCGCAAATCGCCGTACACAGGTGTGTTTTCCCAGTGCCGGGAGAGCCGCCGATGAAAAACCACTTGCCTTTCCAGTCGGTCAAATACTTCTCCGCCGCCTGCTTTGCGGCCTGTTGCCAATACTCCTGAGTTTGGAACGACTCAAAGGTGCAGCTATCCAGCAGTCCCAGAAGTCCGGAACGCTCCATGCGAAGCCTATTCCGACGAATGATCTCACATTTGCAGGTTCTACTCACCAGTTCGCCGCTTTCCGTGCGCCGGACGGTGTATCCCAGCCCGCCGCAGATGTCACAGCCATGTTCCGACATGGTATTCTTGCTTTGTTGGCTGTTCACCGGCTTCCTCCTTTCTGCGCTTCTCCCATGTTCTGACGGCAGCCTTCCAGTCCTTCATGCGGTTTTTCCCAACCATCCATCCCTTGCTGGCGTAGAAATCGACGAACTGCTGTGCGTCAACCGCAGACCCCCGTTCGGAGATATAAGCCTGAACTTCGGCCAAAGAAGGCGGAGAGAAGCGCGCCTCGCGCGCATTATTCTCGCTTCTCGATTCTCGTATATCGATTCCCGATTCTCGATTCTCGAATACGGGAACATCTGCATTCATTTGTTTGCAAATGATTTCATCTGCTTGCGTAGGCTCTACAGGCTCAGGATATTTGCTTTCCTTTGCTCTCTGGTTCTGATACTTACCCCATGTTGGTAGGTAGAGGAAGCGCTTGCCCTGTGAAGTATAAAGGGCAACCAATCCAGCACTCGCCAGTCCATGAAGGGCGTTTTCTACAGTTTTCAGAGTAAGATTTTCTTTCAAAGGGAATAGCCTGTTTTTGATAATCGCGGCCCGTCCGTCATAGCGTCCGAAATCATCGCAAGAAACAATCAGCCGATAGAACAAGACCTCCTCGAACCACGAAAGCCCATCTATGCTGTCGCTGGTGCAGATGCTCTCGCGTATGATTCTGTTCGGCATCGGCGCACCGCCTTAAAACGGCAAATCGCCGTCGTCCTCGGAAATCTCCTCGAATGTCTGTGCGGGCTTCTGTGGTGCGCTGTCCTTGCTGCCGCTGAAATGTACCCGGTCCGCCGTCAGCTCCACCACCGTGCGCTTGTTGCCGCTGTTATCCTCGTATTCCCGGCTGGAAAGTTTGCCCTCCACGACGATCTCCTTGCCCTTAGCAAAGTGCTTGCAAATCATCTCTGCCGTGCTCTGCCATGCCACGCAGGAGAGAAACAGCTTCTTTTCTCTGTCCTTTACCTTCTCGCTCCATGCCACACGGAAACTGCACACCGCTGTTCCGCTGTTGGTGCGGCGCAATTCGGGGTCAGAGCAAAGCCGCCCCTGCAAAATCGTTCTGTTTACCATCGTTGTCCTCCTTATTTCTTAGCGGCGTTGGTAACGACAATTTCAGTCAGTTTCCATGCCTGTTCCTCGGTGAAACCAGCCGCGATATAGCTGCAGTACATACTGCGCAGGTCATCGGCCATTTCATCATACTTTTCAGCCTTGAGGGCTTTATCCCGCTCTTTCTCAAGAGCGCTCATTTCATCGACCTGCTTCTTGTGGAGTTCTATGACCCGTTCTGCCAATTCCTTGCTCTTTACCATGATTTTTCCTCCCTACAAATAGCTTTTTCCAAATTCACGGCGGAAGTCATCTTCCGTCCATCTCTGTTCCTGCATGGCCTTTAACTGGCCGTATCGGCGAAGCAGACGCATTTGATTCCCGTTTCGGTGTACAGCGTTTCCACCGTTCCTGTGGCATCGTTCGCCGCAGAGATACACCACAAGGCCGTATTTCTCGCTCTTGTTTCGGTACGCACCGCCGAAGATATGGTGCCGCTCCAGCGGGTCACTTGCGCCATTTCTGCCGCACAGGAAACACCGTCTTTCATCAGTCACCTTTATCACCTCCCAGCGGCTGAGCTTCGCCCCAGCGGGATTTTAGCGCATCCAACTCCTGCGGTGTCATAGTCTCGATTCCAGCTTCTCGGCAATCGGCAACGATCTGGTCAATCAGCCGTGACATTTGCTCTGTGTCGTAGGTGCTTGAGCCGTACCAAACCGCCACGTTCACGCAGCCAGGAATTTTGCTTGGTCCTTGTTCCGCCATCCAGCCGGTTCCTTTCGCCTCCCATCTGCGGCAGAACTCGTCCGCCGCCTTTGATACCATGCACACGACATCGCTCACACCACCGATGATCCTGATTTCTTCCCGGTACACATCATTCCTCGGAATCCCATAGTGTGCCGCCAGTTTATCCAGTAAAACCCACGCATAAGCGTTTGCGTCAAGGCTCCTGCCCTTGCGCTTGATCTGCACCACATACTGCTTGTCCGGCTTCATCTCGTCACAGATGGTCATTGCAGAGGCGGGGGACTGTACCCGGAGGCACAGCCACGCCCCATCGCTGTCCTGCTGCCACCGTGCGGCGGTCACATCAGCCTGCAACATTGCCCTGCTCCTTCTTCGCGGCCTTCATGCAGTCGGCGCACATCTGCGCTCCGTAGCGGCCCTTGGAGTACTTAACCATGTCCTTTACCGTCCACATTTCGCCGTTGCGCTTCTTGACGGACACAATGTCAGCTCCACATCGCTCACACACCGGAGCGGCGTTCCGCTCCTTCTCGTCCAGCTCGGCGGAGGAAATTTTGTCCGGGTCCTCGCCGGTGGGAAGCGCAAAGGTCCGCAGCCACATATACTTAAACGCATAGGTCATGGCCTTGCCGCTGCCCTTGTCTTGTGTGTCTGCGCCATCTCCGCAGGATGCAATCTCGATGTATTCCTCCGGGTTTTCCACGTTGACCATGCGGTAGATGACATCCACGTGGGTAATGTTCCCAGTTCTCCCGGCTGTCTGTGCGATGGGGTATACAACCAGTTTGTGTTTCAGCAGTTCCGCACGCATGATGGAGGTTACTTTCTCCTCGCTCAGTGCCTTGTATTTGGTGCTGCCAAACTCTACATGATCGTCCTTTGCCAAATACTGGACATCCTGCATGATTGCAGCGATTTTCTCGTAGATATTCATCATTCGGTTTTCTCCTCATCAACAACTTGTAGCGGGCAATATGCCCCGACGATTCGTGTGTCCAGCAAATACTCCCCCGTGCGGCGGCATTGATTTCGCGAATACGTCTCCAAAAGTGGGCAGAGGTTACAGCACATTTTCCCCTCTGGGAATGGGATTTCCACTGTAGCTTTTATGTACCGGAGGACGCCGTTTATCATCCCAAGCCCCCCTTATGCAAAAACTCCGAGAGATACTCACCCTCCGTCAGCTCGGAAATATAATCAAGCTGCACATCGGAGAACTTCCGTATAGCCAGCTTGAAATTTCCGATTGTTTCCAGCTCGCACTTGTGGCACATAGCAGACTTCATCGGCTTCCAGCCGTGGCAAACAGGACATTCATCCGCTTCTCCGGGGATAATCTCCTCTCCGCATTCTGGGCAAACATAAATTATGCTGTTTCCGCACTCATCGGACTTTTCCTCGATGTAATCCAACGAATGGAACGCTGCCCCACAATAATCACACAAATACATTACTAAGCCTCCATGATCTCGCCGTTCACCAGTTTGTACCATGTGTCCGCCTTGACGGTATCGCCGTCCACCTTTGCAATTTTGACATCAATGATGTTGCCATCATCGTCACGCTCAGAAACGACAATCCAGTTGCCCACAGTGCCTCTTGCAAGGCTATCTTCGCCCCATGCCACAGCAAGGCACTGTTCGCCCAATGCGGTCGCTCTCCCAGCGAAGCCGGTTACGACAGCCGTGCCACTATCACCCGATGCGGCGGCGTTGCCCCTCTCACCCGATGCGGCGGCGTTGCCCAGATTACCGGATGCGGCGGCGTTGCCACTCTCACCCGATGCGGCGGCGTTGCCCCTCCAACCGGATGCGGCGGCGTTGCCACTCCAACCGGATGCGGCGGCGTTGCCACTATCACCCGATGCGGCGGCGTTGCCACTCCAACCGGATGCGTTTTCCTCGGTTGCGCTCTCGCACTTGTCAAACACAAACCGCACACCGGCGTTGATAACGCCTTTCAGCCCGATCTCTGCGCTAATCTTAATATGTTTGCCGCAAACCTTACTGTCAGTGCTGTTGCGTTCGCCGTTGTCGTCCACATCAACCTCGCAGTACCGGCTATCTGTCGGTCTATAGTACCGGAACGTGTCCAGCGGGTTCTCGCAGGCGTGGAATCCCTTTTTGCAAAGGGCGGCGTTTGCCTCCTCGTACTCTTTTCCCACCTCGTACTGGAATCCTCTGCATTTCAGGTCCTTGTCAAAGCCCTTGTATGCTTTCATCGTCTTTCCCTCCGTTTGTGTTACTTCCCGTCCAGTTTGTCCACCAGCCGAACAAACCAATAACTCACCGTTGCGGCTCCGATGATGACCAAAGTCAATGTGTACCCGTCCATGTTTACTCCTCCTCTATCCCCAGCCACCGCAGAAACGGCATCCGGGGGATTTTCGTCCTGTTGCCAACCCGCATTGTCGGGAATCCAAGCTGTGCGGGGTTGTGCCTCGCTGCGTCCCGTATCGCTTGCGGGTCACAATTCAGCAGCTCCGCAACCTCTGCCGGTGTCAGATACAGCTTATCCGAATTCCGTACATCATTGATTGTCACGCTTCTCACCTCGGTTCGCCGCCCGAATAGCGTCCGCAGCGGCCTTGATCTCTTCCTCCGACACGCCGTAAAGCTTCGCCATTTTCTTGTAGTACTTCCGTGCCGGTGCCCAGTCGCCGTATTCCCAGTGCCTTACGCAGGACTGGTCAACAAACAGTTTCTTGCCGACCTGCACGCAGGAAAGATTTGCTCTATCCCGCATTTCTCTCAATGTCAAGTTGCGTTCCCTCCTTATGTGTGAGATTTCATTGGCTGCGGCGGAGCGTTCGTGCTATAATCGCCTTGCAGGAGTGCAAAGACATCGATTCTTGCTGTTAAATCCCCTCCCCGCCCGGTGCGGAGGTCGGGAGGGGAAACTCCTGCACCCCGCCGCCTCGTGTTACCGCACGAGACGGTTTTTCTATCCTCGCCGCAGTCAACGCCCACCGAAAACTCATATTCATGAGGTTTCACACTTGACACTCCACAAAAACTGCGGTACAATACCTTCGCCAAAAGAAATTGTTAAAAGCCGCTTTCGTGGGGGCTGGTGTTTTTGTACCCTTTTTCGGTGGGGCTGATATAAAGATACCTCATAATTCTCATTTTGTAAATAGTGAAATCTCATTTTTCTCACTTTTGGATAATCTCACAATTTTCAGGAGTATTTTTTTATGTTTTGGTCAGTCTTTGTCGGCCTATGCGCAAAGCGTGGAGTATCGCCCAATGCAGTTGCAAAAGAACTCGCCCTGTCATCTGGGTCTGTTACTTCGTGGAAAGGCGGGGCGATTCCAAGGCCAACAACGATAAAGAAAATTGCGGATTATTTCGGCGTTTCACCGGATTTGTTTTTGGCAGAAACGGATGACCCGGGCATAAAAAAAGCCCCCGGCATAAATGCCGAGGGATTCGTGCCGACTATGAAGGATTGGGAAGAACAGGCTGAAAACTGGACGGATGACCAGATTCTTGAGGCCATGCAGAAGCTTGTAGAGATTCAGCAGAGGAGGCGCAGCGATGGGCGTTGAGCTGACAAGAAGCGCAAAAAAGGCGCTGGCAACTCTCTACACGCATTACTGCCAGCGCCGGGCATACGGGCAGTCGAAGCAAAACTCCACATTCTTCATGCCGATTCCAGAAGCAATAAAGGATGGGTTACAGGAGATTTGTGCTGCCGGATATGCCGAGTATTCTCGTTTTGGTGGTGTTGTCCTGACGGATGTGGGCATTGCCTACATGGATAAGCAAGACCCGGAAACCGTCCTCATGTGGGATTTACATGACGGACAGATCATAACCTAACTTGTTTTTCACAAATGCGGCGAAGTCACTGGCTTTATACAGGTTAGGCGTAAGCAGTGCGTTAGACACGCTGAGCCGGACACCGTACATATCAGATTTGAAGTCAATCTTATCTCCGATAAGCGGTGTTCCATTTACGAGGACGAATGTCTTCTCGCCGTCAGATGCAATCAGGACTTTTGCGTTTGATAATTCCATTTTGTTCAAGCTCCTTCCATAGTTCGATTTGTTCTTCTTCTGTCAGTGTACGCAGTGCGGACAGGAAATCCGCTTTGGCGTGCGCAGGATGCTCTTTTCTAATTATACCATATTTCTTTTCGATTGCAAACATTCGTTCTATTCCTCCGCATTAAGTCTTTTCACCTATACACGCCAGAGGTGGGTTTGTTGCCCTGTTTCGTGCAACAAAAATAAAAAAATTAGAAAATTTGTTCGATTTGCCCACCCCGCCCCCGCACCGGACAGGGTGGGCTTTGCCCACGAATCACCTATCGGCTTATCGTTTGCATCGCCACCATATCAAAAACAAATCGGGCAGTGCAATCCCCAAAAGGGATTTTTACAATATTTGCACGGCAATAAAAGGGTAGATTATGCCCAATAAGGGGAAAGAGGTATGAAAACGCTGAGAGAAATTTGCAAAGAAGCAAAGGTAAGGCAAGGGATTACCACGCAGCAGCTGGCAGACGAAACGGGGATTTCTATTTCTACCATCAACAACTATTTTGCATCGGCATCCAAAGCCCCAAGCGTGTATAACGCCGGTGACATTTGCGCCGTTTTGGGCGTGTCGCTGGATTGGTATTTTGGCATCGTCGAAAATGTCCCCGCAGAAAAACAGCTGGAGGAGTTAAAACAAAGCAGGGAATCGGAGATAAAAGCTGCCAAATTAGAGGGCAATGTAGAGAGCATGAAGAAAACCATAGACTTGCAGCACAAGCGCATCAAGTCGCAGCAAAGGGTAATTTATATCACAATATCCGCGCTTATAATTGTAATGCTCTTGTTGGCCGTATATGTGTTTCTTGATTTCCGCGCAAAAACAACGGGAATGATTATCGGCGGGGGTTCAAGCGTGTTTGCGTGGGTGCTTATCGCCGTACTGCTGGCCGGGAGCGCAGTAACGATTGCGGCCATGATTACGGTTGTACGCATATCAAAGGAGTAACACAATGGCAAATTGTATTAAATGCGGCGCTGAGCTTATGCCGGGGGCGGTGTACTGCCATGCGTGCGGCAAAAAACAGGTGGCTGAAAAGAGAAAAGGCCGGTCACGACCAAACGGTGCAGGAAATGCCTACAAAAGAGGAAAGACATGGACAGCCCGTGCAGCTGGATATTCCTACACAGCGCAGGAAGCGGACGGTAGCCATAGGCTCATTCGCAAACGGCCCACAAAGGGCGGCTTCCAGACAAAAACAGAAGCCCTGAAATGGGCGGCGGCCCAACTGCCGGGAGAGGGTCAAAAAGCATCTCCTACGCTTTTAACCCTGTGGCAAGGCTGGAGCGAAAACGATATGCAAAAGCTCTCCACAGATAAGCAGGCAGGCTACAAAAAGGCACGGGAGCGCCTTGAGCCTATTATATCACGGAAAATCGATACACTTTCCATAGATGATTTACAGGCCGTTGTCAACGAACAAGCCACATCCTACTACACGGCCCGTGACATGAAATCCTTGCTGTCACACCTATACAAAAGGGCGATGGCCAGCAACGGTGGAAATGGCACAGTGACAGTAAATCTGTCCCGTTTTATTGTTCTGCCGGAGCTGGTGGAAAAAGAACCAGAACCGTTTACAGAGCAGGAAGTAAATTCCATGTGGGAAGCGTGGGACAATGGGGAACTGTTTGTGGGTTATATGCTCCTCATGATTTACACATCCATGATGCCTGGAGAATTGTTCGCCTGTAAATCCGACATGATCGACTACGGAAAGCACGAAATATACGGATGCGGAAGGAAAACAAAAAAGCGGAAAGACACCCCAATTGTATTCCCGGTTTTTATGTCCCCAGTGATACAGCGATTGGCAGAATCTGCATCACCGGAAACACACCTACTGTATAGCGGCTATGAAAACAAATTCTATGAGGAATACCATGCTACCACCAAGAAACTTGGAATCCGGGATTTGCCTCCTTACTCCTGCCGCCACACCACAGCAACAGAAGCTGTAAAGAAAGGCGTGGAGTTGCCGGTCGTCCAGCAGATCATGCGTCACTCCAAGCTTGCGTCCACTCAAAGATACATTCATGTGTCTACGGAAGCGGCGCACAGGGGAGTAAATCAGCTCGAAAAATAAGTCCTCTTTGTGGGCTACAAATGGGCTACAAAATCTCCGCAAACCATTGATTTATAGCGGGTTTGATTTACCCTGCTAAGGGAGTAG